GACGCGGGCCGTAGAAGGTTTCGGCGGGGCATAGGGTGATCCCGTGGTGATCGCGTTGACCACCATTGCCTCGGCGCTGTTCGGAACGTCACTCCATCCCCCGTCGCCCTGATACCCCTGTGGGGCTGTGGGAACGCTCCTACGGGACTTCGACAGGCCGGGTAAGGGTTTGTGTAGGGGACAGTTGTGCGGTGGTTTGCCGCGCCGGGGTTCACGGGTCCATGTATGGTTGCCGAGTTGACAGTAGAGGGTTGGCATTAGTCGTCTATCCAGCCGTTGTGGATGTAGTTTCGGACTGTCGGCCACTGGATGTAGCGAGCACACAAGTAGTTGGCGATAGCGCCGAGGACAAACAGCGCGTCCCATATTCCTAGCGGAATGATGACAATATTCGCGAGCATCATCAAGACCGCTAAGATGTTGATGGTTACACCGAAGGCCGCGAGCCGTTCGTTTGGTGTCATTGGGCGCCGCTTACGCCGACGTGCTTTGATTCTCGGTAGTGCGGCGACGAGTCCACTCATCCTGCGTCCAACGCTTCCCGCAACTTCCGCCAACCAGCGGACGGACTTTGAAACGTGATGCTGTCGTCGCAGTCGGCAAGAAACCCCGCACTCGGGCACACCGTTTCTGCTGCTTCCTCGATGCGTTGTAACCGCAACAAAACAGCGTCCAACCGTTGCTGTAGTTGTGCGAGCGGATCAGTGTCCTGAGTAGTAATCAACGGGCCGTCCTTTCGGTGGTTTGCGCGCGACCTTACCACGACTACCCCGTGGTGTCAAGGTCTGATAGGATGAGGGGATGCGAGCAGAACGCCGCCACCACAAGGACCGCAAGATCGCGGCACAGCTTCGCATCATCGAGCAGACCTACGCTGTGCCCTACCTCGGTGACCGTGACGGGCGCATCCTTGATGCCCACATCAACTGCGGCTGCTGGGGACGCAAGTTGCGCAACCGTGCGGAGGATCGTCGGCGTGAACGGCTGGCATGGCAGGCCGAGGACGTGGCTTACTAAACTTTAGTGCCCCCGCGCCGCGTCAACGGCCGAGGGCGTGACCGAACCTACGAAAGAGGTCCGATTGTCCGAGGATAGCATAGAAACCTGTCGTGGAAAGGGCTGCGAGCGGCCCGTCGAAATCCTGAAGCACGGTCTGTGTCGCAAGCATTATGAGCGGTTCCGCGTACACGGCGATCCCGACTACTTGCATCCGCGTTTCCGTCGGACGCGAGAAGATGGCATGAGAGAGTGCTCACGGTGTGGCGAAGTGAAACCTGCCGAGGACTTCCACTTGAATGGTGCGACGGGAGAACGTCGGCCCGAGTGCCGAAATTGTCGCGCAGCGGCTCGCGGTGGCGGCCGCAACCTGGGGATTGAGGCCGACGCAAAAGCGGGAGTCAAACTGTGCCCTCGATGTGAGGTCACGAAGCCGCTTTCGGAGTTCTACATTTTAGGCAATGGCAAGCGTCAGTCCTACTGCAAGCGGTGCATTCTCGACTTGGGTAACGAATGGGATAATGCAAACCGCGAAAAGGTAAGAGAGTCCGTGCGGCGGTCGTGGGCGAAAAACACCCACGGACTAACCGACGAACAGTACAATGCCCTACTTGAGTCGCAGGGCGGCGGTTGCGCAATCTGCGGAACCACGGAACCCGGAGGAACGAGCAAGAAGTTTCACATCGACCACGACCATTCCTGTTGTGAAGGGTCGAGGCTTTGCGGCGAGTGTATTCGTGGCTTGTTGTGCAACTCTTGTAATTTGGGTATCGGTCTTTTTGGTGACGATCCGGCTCGCCTTCGCAGCGCAGCTAACTATCAAGAGCAGTATGTTGCGCGACGGGAGGTGATGCAAAGCCATGACAATTGCGAGACTGATGGAAAGTCGTACGCGTTCTTCTAAGGAGACGCGTGCTATGCAAACGTCGTGGCCGTAGTTACCTAACTCCTATAGTCTCATGGACCCGTCAGCCATTCCGCCCCCAGGAACCGGGGCCAATCTTATGCAGCGCGCGGGCGTGCAGGTTACGGCGCATTCCTTGATCGGTGTGGACGTGGTATTCACTGCGCTGCGGGTGATCTCCAACAACATCATAAAGCTCGGCAATATGCGGGCTTACAAGGAGTCTCTTACCGAGGACAACTTCCCTTACCGTAAGTATCTCGCTAAGCAGCCCTCGCTACTCACTTCGACGTGGGGTGGTCCGCGTCGGATGATGCAGAGTACCGGCTGGGATCGCACGATCTGGTCGATGGCTCTTTTCGGTGAAGTGTTCTGGTATATCGTTCTGCGGGACGAATTACAGTACGCCTCCACGTTGGACGTACTTCATCCGGCGTTTATGCTCGTGAAGCAAAACGAGATAACGGGCGAACCGATTTACGAGTATGGCTCGGGCAACCGCAAGGTCATCCTTGACCCCGATGACGTTATCCATATTCCGTTCAAGTCGCTTCCGGCGGCGCGTCGTGCGTTGAATCCTATTGAGTATGCGGGTGTTGCGGGTGCGTTGGCGATGGCCGCTTATGAGTTCGGTTCGACGTGGTTTTCGCAAGGCGCTTCACCCGATTTCATTCTCACGACTGACGCAAAGCTCGGGCGAGAAGAAGTTCAACGGATCGCGCAAAAGTTCCTCATCGAGCATGGCGGACTCGGGCAGTCTCACCTTCCTTTGGTGCTTGACCGTGGACTCAAGGCTGAGAAGGTCATGGCCTCACCGGACGAGGCGCAGTATCTTGCGACCCTGACCGTTATGCGGTCGGTGCTGTTTTCATGGTTCGGCGTGGATTTCCTTTCCGCCGATCCTTTGCAGCGCACAACGCCTCCGGCCCCGGGTGCTCGTGAAGATATGATGTCCAGCTTCGCGCAGGATACCCTGTCGGGCTACATCGTTCCGCTGGAGGAAGCCATGTCGTCGCTGCTCCCCGTTAGTGTGAACTCGGCGTGGGATGAGGGCAAGTTGTCCCGTCCGAACGCGGCGACGTTGGGTGCTGAGGTTATGGCGTATCGCCAGTCCCAGACCTGGACGATTAATGAGCTTCGCGGGCGAAAGTTCCAACTCGGGCCGATACCGGGAGGCGACGACGCCCTTGCCCCGCTTGCTAGCAATACTGCTCCGGCCCAGACGGATGCTCAGTCTGCCGCGAAAGCGCCTGCGTTGGACTCGCCTGTGAAGCTGCCTGTTCCTGTGAAGCCTCCCGTGAAGAAGTGAACGGGTGGAGGGTCGCTACACCGAAACGGGGTAAGACACGTAAGACGCCGAAGGGATAAAGAGGTACTTTCTTTCTTTTCGGGCAAGTAGCAAACGTTACAATGCGCTAGGTAAGGCTCTCCCGTGTTCGGTGATTCCCCTAGCGCTCCGTCCTCTCGATGTGGAGTCCCCTCTATGTGTCCTATGACCGGGTTGCCTCATCGTGCTTTCTGGCTGCGTTCAGCGTTGTGGTGTTCGGATTGTCTGTGGAAGCTGGAGACGTGCTGCGAGGGTGCCCCGTCGTGACGCTCCCAGCCCACCGCTACAAGGACCGCCCCTCTCTCGATGTGATACCGGACGGGTTCGCTATCGAGGAACGCGGATCGACCCCACTGGCTCGCACCCTCCGACGTGCCTCTAGGACCGCACGGGAGGTATCCTCAGACCATCCGAGCGCGGACGTGGGGGAAACAGCCCCCGAGACACGGAAGAAGCCCGTAGGCCCTGCGAGCGAGTCGGCCGGCTCATACGTGTTCGACATCGACGGCGTGATCGCAGCGTTCCCCGGACAGTGCGGTTCGATGATGGCGGCATTGACGGCCGCAGGCTTCCACGTCTACGTCGTCTCGGGCGTCGGTGGCGACACTGTGACCGATACGGACGTGGCAAACAAATGCCAGTTCCTTACAAGTCTCGGTATCGGTGCAGACACGTACCATGAGCTAGTCGTGATACCGCAACCGCACGATGTGAACAAAGCGAAGTTCATCGAGGACAACCATATCGACGTGCTTGTGGACAACTCGAAAGCGAATTGCAAGGCTGCTGCTCCGTTTTGTGTCTCGTTGCTTTTGTGGAACGCCCGCGAAAAGTAGCCCCGAAAACTTGAAGTGCCCCCGCGATGTTGATAGCATCCGGGGGCGTGACCGAACCATGAAAGGTGGTCCGATTGACCGAGGATAGCACACTCTCGCATTGCATCGTGGAAACCTGCGATGCCACCTGCACGACGGTATTACCGCGCTTCAAGCATCCGATATGTGCGGAGCATTACGCTGAAGCGATGGAACGTGGCCCCGTCGCGGGTCAGTGTAAGGCCGACGGATGCGAGCGTGCCCTGACGGGTGGGTGGGGCTGGTGCCAGCTTCACTATAAGCGCTGGAAAAGGTCGGGCGACGTTAGTGACTCGGGGCGGCGGTTCCGAGAGCCGGTTATTCCTGTCGGTGCTGTGTTTGGTCGTTTGACCGTTGTGGGCGAGGGGAGCCGAGCGACTCGCGGCGATGTTCGCTGGCATGTTGTGTGTGTTTGCACTAACGAACGCGACGTAAAGCCTAACGAACTCAAAGATGGCAGACAGACAAGTTGCGGGTGCTGGCGTAAGGAGAAGGCGACCACGCACGGCGGATCGAACAATAAGCATCCCCTTTATTCGATGTGGACGCAAATGGTGGGTCGCTGTACTCGCCCAACCCATCAGAGTTGGCATCGTTATGGTGGTCGCGGTATCACGGTGTGTGACCGTTGGCGTGATTTCGCCGCCTTTATCGAAGACGTGGGGGATCGTCCGGGCGGTAAGTATCCGAGCGGCTATCCCGAATACACCCTAGACCGCATCGACAATGACGGCAATTACTGTCCCGAAAACTGTAAATGGTCAACGGTTGTCGATCAGCAGGCCAACAAACAGTCGTGCTGGACTGCGCGGGACGAGTACAAGATTGCACTTGAAACGATCATCGTGGAGTGCCCTGGTGTCGCGGCTGATATTGCCCGCGAAGTGCTAGAGCGCGTGCCTGTGATCGACAGGTAGTGAGCAGTAAAGCAGCCTGGAGAACCTCTTGTGAGTGGTTGCGAGTGAACCAATTGCGCGGTGTACAACGCGCACAAAGACATACTCGCCACTCACAGGAGGGCGTTCATGAGCAGTGAAAATGAGGCGCTTTCGTATGAGGAGCGTTTTGAGGCTTACGAAAATGAGCTTCGTGACAAGTATACGCAGAAGCAGCGCGACGAAATGGCGAAGTCTGGCGAAGCGATGCCTGATGGTAGTTACCCAATCGCGGATAGCACTGACCTTGATAACGCAATTTCTACGTCGGGGCTTGGTAGCGCGTCTGACACGGCTATTCGCAAGCACATAATCGCGCGGGCGAAGGCGCTCGGGTTGGAGTCGAAAATCCCTGACGCATGGGCGGCGGATGGCACTAAGAAAGAGGCCAAGGCTGACGATCCTGACGTTGAGGACCGGGCGAAGTGCCCTACATGCAAGGGTGAGGGGACCATTCTCGGAGGCAACCGTGATTGTCCTGATTGCGATGGGAGCGGAACGGTTGACGGGGATAGCGCGCCGGACGGTTCACGTGCGGAGAAGCAACGTGTCAACTACCGTCGCAAGGAACGCCAGCGTAAGGTTCCGCTCTGCCCAGAACTGCGGCACTTTACTGCCGAGGGTATCGAGGTCCGCGAGCAGAGTGACACAAACTCCCTAATCCTGACCGGGAAACCCATAATTTATGACGTTGAATATCCGGTAACCGATATTTACGGCACGTTCATGGAGCGCATGGCCCCTACGGTCATGGATAAGGTGCTTGAACGCGGAGTCGATTGTAGGCTCCTCCTTAACCACACGGGCCTCGCGCTCGCTAGAACAACGTCGGGAACCTTGTCGCTTTCTAACGGTCCCGATGCACTTAGCTTTAGCGCTACCCTTGACGCCCGCCAGCAATTGGCTAACGATTTGGCGATTGCGATTGAGAGACGGGATTTAACCTCAATGTCAATCGGGTTCTCCTGCGGCCAGGATGTTTGGTCGGATGATTTCCAAGAGCGCGAGGTTCAGTCTTTCAGCGATTTGGTCGATATTTCGGCAGTGACATACCCGGCCTCGCCGACCACTTCTATTGATGTGGCGCGTAGGATGGCTATGGAGATCCCGATTGAGTCGGGCGCGCGTGCGAGGAAGATGTATGTTGACAGCCGCGCAGGGAAAAAGATGAGCGCGAGTAACGCTAATCTTGTACTAGAGGCGCTGCATAATCTGCACTCCGCCTTGGGTGAAGCTGGCGCTGCTGTGCTCCCCGAGGTTTCCCCGATGGACCCTGACGGTTCTGTCGGGCAGGATGGCGACGCTGGTAACGGGGAGACTAACGCTGACGCCCTGACCCCTGTGGATGGTACGGAGTCCACGGTTGAGCCGGTCGGGTCGGATGGTCCGGGTGAGCCGCAGTATATGGATGACGGGTCGCAGGGTGCGTTGTCGGGGTCGGAGGGGTATCCGGGGTTCGCGGACGGTTCGGGGCTTCGGGGAAGCGGCCAGGGCGGTATGCCTGTGCCCGCTACGGCCGAGGAACGCGCCGACTGCCAAGAATCATGGAGCCTGTTCCCGGCCCCAGGCGAGGATATCTGGATTCATTCGGAGCATTTTGAGCCGGGCGATCCTACTCGGACCGTGGTTTATGAAACGTTCGGGGATGATCCGGGGTTCTATCGTCGGTCGTTTACTCGTGGCCCTGGGCCGGACTATGAGGTGACGTTCACTAGCGAGCCTGAGCGGGTACTGATTCGCACGGAGTTCGTCCCGGTCGTCCCGGTCGAGCCTGTGGTGGCTGAGCGTGTTTCGGTGCGTTCGTCTAACGCTCTACGGTTGGCATTGGAAGCGAGGAAGCGCAGGCGCTAGCACGCAGACGCTTCGCCGCTAGGACCGACGATGGCATAAACTCGGTGGGGTGCTCGACAATGTACTCGGGCGTGTGAAGTGGGTTGAGTCCGAGTTCCGTTTGTAGGCGCATGTCGTCTGTGAGTACTACTCGCGTTGTCATTGGACCGCCTTCAGTTCGTTGGCGATCATGTGTAGCGCGGCTTTCATTTCCCAGTTGGTGCGTGGCTGCCATCCACCATCGCGCCTGATCCGACGTACTACCTTGGCGGCGTGGAACCACCACATGCCTTCGTGACGCATCGCACGGTAGTAAGCCCATAGGGCCTTCGCGGGAACCTTAGGCGGCATTTACTGGTCCGAGTACGTCGGGACGCTCACGCCAGTCTGGTTCTCCTAGAGTCTCGGTGAGTTGACTCTTGGCGAACATGCCGACGACTCCGTGAGGGATCGCCTCGCCGTTTTGCATGGCGTACCACACTTCTTCGATCATTAGCGGTGTCACGTCGGGGTAGCCAAACTCGCGTAGGTTTTTCGCGATGGCTCGGTAGGTTTCGGTGCCTGTCATTGCTTTCCTTTCGTATTGGCTTGGTTTGCGATTTGTCCTATCCTGCCGCGTGTGAGTCCTGTGGCTTCCGCGATTTGGGTGTGTGTGTGTCCTTCTGTGAGGGCTGCGAGGATAGCACGATCACGCTCGATGCGGCAGTTGTTCATGTCGTGCCGTGATCGGTCGTAGACCTGCTGGCGGTAGTCGCAGTCAGCGAGGGTCACGACGGCTCCCGCAGTAGGTCGGGGAATGATGCGCGGACGCGAGCGAGCGCCTTCGCGTCGTCGCGGGCCTTCTTCTCTGCCGCTTGGCGCTGTTCGTTCTCGCGCTTCTTTGCGTTGGTCGCTTTCCGCTTGGCGTCTTGCTCGGCCTTCCACGGCTTGTAGTCCTCGACTTCTTCCGCAGTAGCTCGACGGTCGCCCCGAATCGTTATGTCGGTGTTGTGCCATCCGTCGTAATGTGACGATTGGACTTCAAACCGTGCGTTGAGTAGCGGCGTGTCGTCATCGTGCGAGGTTGTCTTCGCGGCGTTCACGATTTCCTGCACGATTTCTGCGACGGGCTGCCTGTCCCAATCGTCGGGGTCGCGGACGTAACCGCCGTACATGTCGCCAACGAGCATGTAGCCGGGGCGGTCGGGGTCGGCCCGTATGCGCCTGAGTATGTCTATCGGGGTTTTGCTCATTGTCCCTCCAGTTCTGCTAGTCGTTTACGGTTGCGGGTGATGTTCCCTCCAAGGTTGGTGAGAACATACGACGGGTGCGGCAGAGCCTTGTCCCGTCCGTATGCGGTCAAGCCTTTGAGTTCCTCCCGGTGTGTCGCGCGATATGCGGCGTTCTCCGCCTTGATGGTTGCCCGTTGGGCTTCTAGGGTTGCGATGCGTTCGCGTAGCGCTTCGATGGCGTCTGGGTCGTCTGTGTAGATCGCACGGTCGGCGGCTGCCTGGATGTTCGCGGCACGGGAACGCATCTCGTCCGCTTTACGGGAGTCCGCTAGCGACCGCTCATGGCCTTTGTTGATGCGGTCAAGGTCACGGCGGTGACGGCTCTCGGAGTGGTGGCCGACGAGGATGGGTTGCCCCATTGGGATCATGCCCGCGATCTGGTCGGCGTGTTCGCGTGCTGTGTCGGCTTTGAGGTCGCGTTTGTCGGCCCATTCGGTTAGGCGTTCCGCTTTACGCAACCGACGCTCACGATAAGTCATGCGAGCACCCTTAGTGCTTCGACCGCATCGGCCATCGCCTTGTCGGTAAAAATGCCCGTCGAATACGCAGCGACCATACCCGCTAGTGCGTCACGGTAGCGGTCGCGCTCGACGGTGATAGCCTGCAACGCTTCGCAGCCTTCGGGCTTGCCGAGTGCTTCGCGTTCGTAACACCACAGTTGCTCGCGCACGTCAATCCTGAACAGGCGGTTGGCGTGCATGGCGCGCAACTGGTCGCAATCATTCTCAATATCACGTAGGTCCATTTCGTTTGGCATGGTTGCCCAATGCTTCCACGGCGTATCGTACGGTTCGCGCTCTTTCCACTGGATCACGTAGGCCATCATGCAACCTGCCCGGCCGTGAACTGCCAGAGGGACATACTAGGCGTCATAACGTACTCCGCGATTCCGACTGTACCCTTGGCGAATGGCGCGTTGCGTCCGTTCCATCCCATCGGCATTACGCGGCCGTCCTCTAGTTGCGCATAGGGTTCGCTGGTTGTGGTGGCTTCACGGACGATAACCGCTGACTGTTTGTGCTTGGGCGGTGTCCGTAGCGTGCGGTACCAGTCATCGCGGGCAGGACCATCGTCTAGCGTGACGCCTTCGTCAAGGTTTCGATTGGGGCGAATCATCGTGCCCTCCGTCCAGTGTTGAGGTTGAAGCCGTAGCGGTTCAGGTTGACCTCTACGTCCATCGCCTCGCAGTCGAGGTCGAAGGCGCGCTCATCGTCGCCAGCGGCGAGGGCTGCGGCGGATTTTGCGAGGACCGCCTGACGGTAGGCCGCCATCTTGCGGGCCTGTGCTTGTGTTGGCCCTTCGATGCTGTAGTTGGCTGCGCGTCCGCTGAGGACGACTGCGACTTGCATTCCGTTCCCCTTTGTTTGTGTCTTGCTCACAAAGTAAAGATAGCGCGTTAGCGGTCGGCTGTCAAGTGCGCTATGCAAATCTTTAGGTTGGGCCGAGAACACCAACCACTCCATCGTAGGACCGCACGAACGTTCGCGGTCCAACACAGACACAACAAACGCAACAGGTACGGGCGGACGTTCGGCGACGGCCAGTCCCCATGCCCTCTCGATGCGCTGTTCGTGTCACCCTCACCGACGGTTCGGGATAACCCACGGGCGCGAGGACACAGGTACATTCCGAATCAAAGGCAACACCAATGAGTAAAGCACTAACCGGACTCCTAGAGTCCAGGGATGCCAAGCAGGCCGAGGCTGATGAACGCCTCGCGCCCCATGAGGCTCTCGTAGCAGAATGGGAGGCCGCCCCGGAGGAAACGAGGGGTGACGAGCCTTCCTTGTCCGATGAGGACGCAGGGTTTATCGAGGAGCGTTTGAAGGAGATTGACGCTATCGACAAGCGCATCAAGGAGGAGAAGCGGTCGGCTGAGAAGGCGAAGCTTATCCGTGAGGCTCGGGCGCTTGTCGCCCCGGTCGTTTCGGACGAGCAGGTTGAGGTCGTTTCGGAGCCGATGGTTTACGGTCCCGAAAGCGACTACTCGTTTTACGCGGACCTTGCACGGTCTTCGCATGTGAGCCTGAACGGTCACATGTCCGCGATCAAGCGATTGTCCGAGTGGCAGCATCAGCTTGAGCGTGAGATCGGCAATGACACTGAGATCGGCAAGAAGGCTGAGAAGAACCTTCGCGGCTATTTCCGTGGCGATGATGAGAAGACGGCGCGTGAGCGTGTGTCGGAGATTCGTGCGCGCGGCCGGGCGGCCCTTGAGGATAAGGGTACGCTTGAGGCTCGGTCGATTGCGACTGGTGGCGGCGCGACCGCTACCGCCGCATCGGGTGGCGCGGCTTTCGTGAGTCCCGCGATCTTCCTCGATCCGTACGCTCCTTACCGTGAGTTCGGTAGGGCCTTCGCGGACGCCTGCAACAAGCAGACGCTCCCGGATTACGGTATGCAGATCTACATCCCGGCAGTTCAGTCACCGGCTGGCATCCGTCAGCAGACTGAGGGTTCCGCGATCAACGAAACTGACCCGTCGTTTGGGTACCTGAACGCACCTGTCGTCACCCTTGCGGGTGAGGTCACGGTGTCTCAGCAGCTTCTTGACCGTGCGGGTCCGGGTTTCGCGTTCGACCGGCTGATTTTCGACCAGTTGAATCGTGACTATGCTCCGCAGTGGGACACGTATGTCCTGAATGCGGCGCTTGCCGCTCCGACTGTTCAGATTTGGTCGCCCGCTGGCGGGTTCGACCTTATCGCCCAGAACGGCACGGGCGGGTTTTACGGTCAGTTGTCGAAGGCTAAGGCAGCGATCCGCACGACCGCTGGTACTGTCCTGAACCCGACACACCTGTTTGTTACTCCGCAGCGTTGGGAGTACATCGCAGGTTGGGGTGACAACTCGTATCGTCCGTCTGTTGTGGCGGATTACGCTGGCCCGTTCAACGCCGTGGGTGCAGGTTCGCCTGATGGTGACGAAGGCATCGAGGGTAACACCCGCTACCGTCTGAACGGCCTGCCCGTTTATGCGGACGCGAACATCCCGTCGTTTGGTACCACGACTGAGGACTCAGCGATTGTGGCTGACCTTCAGGAAGTGTTTGTGTACGAAGGAACACCTGTTCAGCGCGTTGTTCCGCAGACCCTAGCTGGCAGCTTGCTAGTTTTGCTTCAGATGTACAGCTATGTGGCAACGCTTGTGAGGTATCCGAAGGCTGTGGTTCAGATCAGTGGTACGGGGCTTACGACGCCCGTCTACTCGCTGTAAGAAGGTTGACAGCCTAGCACCGTTTGTGCTACTATCTGACGTAGTGCGGAGGTCGGGTTTCGGCTCGGCCTCCGCGTCAGACGGTGACGACGAAAGGTGTGCGAAGTGCCCCGAAAGAATCCGATAACGGAATTGTGTACTCACCCTACGGGGTGCCCGCGCGTGCAGTATGCGACGGGTTTGTGTAAGTTGCACTATGATCGAGTGCAATGCGATAGTCCTAAAGCTTCGTGGCCGTGTCCTGAGAGGATGCCACCGCCGCCAACGGGTTGTTTGTTTGTCGGCCCATTCGGGCCATGTGAACGACCGCATCATTGTCGTGGTTACTGTAAGCCTCACTACGAGCAGTTTCGACAGCACCAGGAATTGCGCACGTTGAAAGACGCATACCCCAAGGACTGCCGTATCTGCGGCGATCCTGTGTATATCATCGTCAGGCAGTTGTGCCAGTCGTGCTTCGACGCGGAGCGCCGAGCGGTGGAACGTGCGCCGCGCGAGTGTATCAACTGCCCAAACATCTTCACGCCGAAACGCAGCGATCATTTCGCGTGTTCTGGAAAGTGCAGTTACGAAAACGCACAACTGAAGCATAAATACGGGATCACAGGTCGAGAACTAAACGCTCTGCTGGCTGCCCAAGGCGGGAAGTGCTGGACCTGCAAACGCGCAATTTCTCGCGGCGGGGACGAGAACTCTCGCCAACTTCACGTTGACCACGATCATGCCTGTTGTCCTGGGCAGCGATCTTGTGGTAAGTGTGTCCGTAAACTCTTGTGTTGGGGATGTAACTCGGCGCTAGGCTTGATTGAGGACAGTGAGGACGTGGCGTTTGCGCTTGGTGATTATCTAGCCGAGTTTCACGCCAAGCGTGTCGAGCGGTTTGGTCAACACGACTTAGGAGAACTACTTGATTTTTCGGAGAACTTTGGTTCCGAAGTGGGGCTATCGCTTGCTTTGGAAGGAGTCGCAGCGACGACGGCGCAAGCTTGAAGAAACAGTGAAGGCCCTGTTGGAATTAGTACAGGACGACGCCGAATCAGATCGCAAGTTGTAACTGGTCGGTGTATGCCTGTTTTGCAGGTAGCGGGTTGGGCATTGCCGCTGGCGGTAGGTGTAGTGCGACTAGCCCACCTTTAGTGAACCCGACATTGGTGAATCCGGCCTTGAGGTAGCAGTAGCCGGGGTCGCGCTTGGGACGTGTCTTGTCTCGGTCCACGAAGGTAATCATTCCTTCGGCTGGTGGTTCCCATACGGCGCGCGTGGCGGCGAGTGCAGTGAGGATCAACTCGCTGCTTAGTAGCGGCCCTTCGTTGCGGAAGCATGAGCACACCCACGCTCCGGGCCATGCGTGTTTGACGTACTCACCGAACGGCCATGATGTGACCCATAGGGCGTCGGCGTTTTCGGTGAGTAGCACGACGCAACGCCCCGGCGGGACGAACCCTGTTGCCCCGATCTTTTGTCGGTTGTAGTGCCTGTCGGCTAGTGGTCGCGCGCGGTCGTCTGCGCGGTGTGATAGATGCCACGGCTGATCCATATTTGCCGCAATCTTATAGACGCTACAACGTCTTGTCAAGTGAGGTTCCATGACAGATTCAGATATTCGAGTGCTGTCTGAGCCTCGGACGTATTCTTTGCGCTCGCCGCATTCTTATGTGCTGGATGTTGCGCGGATTGCTCGTGACGGGTGGTCTAATTCTGGTGCTGCTGCACGTATGACTCGTTACGGGCAGGAACTTGCCTGCGAGATTGATGCGGGGTCTAGGGAGGGGCGTCGTGCGGAGCGTGCTTTACGGGCGTCGTGTCGTGAGTCTAACGCGTCGAAGCATGAGCAGACTTTCCGCGATACGTTGAGGGAGCTTCGTAATCTTCCGACTGGCGGGGGTGTCACGGTTTCCGCGTCGGGTGGTAGCGCGGCTGCGTTCGTGTCGCCGTTTTTCATGTGGCAGGAGTGGGCACCGTATCGCGGTATTGACCGTACGTTTGCCGATCAGACAAATCGGCTGCCTCTTCCAAGTTTCGGGATGCAGGTGTATTTGCCGTATTTCACGTCGGGTACGGGTGTGACGGCGCAGACGGAGGGTCAGGCGGTCGCGGAGACTGATCCTGGGTTGGGGTTGCAGGCGTCGGGGGCTGTGCAGACTCTTGCGGGGCAGATTACGCTTACTCAGCAGGTGCAGGATAGGGCTGCGAGTGGTGGCGGGTCGTTTGATAGGGTGATGGGCGAGCAGTTGTTGGAGCAGTTGGATCAGCAGGTGGATGTGTACACGTTGACGCAGGCTCTTGCGGCTGGTTCGACGGTGATTGGTAACAGCACGTTTTCGTTTGCTGGGTTGTATCAGGATTTGGCGAGGGGTCGTGAGCAGCTTACGGATATGGGTGGCACACGGTTGCGCCCGTCGCACTTGTTCACGACAAGCGATTTTTATTCGTATGTGACTCGGCAGATTGACACGTCGGGGCGGCCGATTCTTCAGCCTTGGTTTACGCCGGGTGTGCCGTTGGAGGATATGGGTTCGACGGATGACGAGCGTGATGGTCCGAATTGGTCACGGTTTACGGGTAACGTGTTGCCGGGGTCGCTTTTGTGGTTTACGGATGACAATATTCCGCTGTTTGGTACGACGAACGAAACACAGTTGATTATTTCGTCGCCGCAGGATTCGGTGCTTCTTCTTGAGGATGATCCTGTGTTGACGGCGTTTCCTGAAACGAATCTTGCGGGTTCCCTTGAGGTGATTCTGACCCTCCGCCAGTATACGGCTGTGATTGTTCGTCATGCGTTTGGTACGGCGAGCGTCACGGGCGTCGCGTATCAGAGTTCGCTGATTTAGGTCTTGCCCCTTTACGGGGGTGGGGGCTGCTACCGCCCTCGGCGCGATGTTGGTGCTTTTGCCACGGTTCGATTCTCGTGGGTCGCGCTTGCGTCTATGACGCTATAGGGACGCCGGGGACGCCTCCCCACACGGTTAGGGATCTCACCTAGCCGATTGAACGGTGAGAGCCATTGGCTTTTAGCCGTAGCCGCTGCGAGCGCATCATGCCATGTGGCACGAACCCACGACGCAACTTCGTGGAGCGGCGATTGTCGCAGGGCATCGGGGGCAGATTCGCTCCCCTCTCGTTGCCGGGTGACATATACACCCGTTGATAGGTTATGCGTCGCCGCGGTCGGCCAGCGGTGTGTGCCTGGGCTTCGATGCCCAGCACGGGGCTCGCGGGTAGGACAAACGGTAAGTCGCCAGTCTCATAAGCTGGAGATACGTGGTTCAACTCCACGGCCCGCTATCCGCCGCTAAGCACGGCGGGATGGTCAGCAGCGCAATGTACGAGGTTGAGCAGGTCGGCGGGTAAAGGTACATGGCGAACGGCTCATAACCCTCGCTGCACGTTCGATTCGTGCGCCCCGCCTTGGGCTTGGCGCCCGCTGGGGGTAGTCCAACGTTTCAGGAGACAGCCCGACAAGGGTAACAGTGCAGGTAGGCGCGTGACCCGCGAATCCTGCCCCCAGCACTTTCACTGTTTCGCCGTTCCTCACACCGACTGTGAAAATGGTGTCAGTTTAGACGAATCTAACTGCTGCGAGAAGATTCGTCTAAGTCAAGCCCCATGCGAAAGCGTATCAGTTTGACACGTTTCGCGGACCGGCGAGGGGTAACGTTGCATATCTGCGGCGTTAGTGCAGCACTTGTGCAACATTGCGCGAGTACACTATTCCGATGAATTGGAGAACAATTGATCCCGTCTGTTGGTCGCATCGTACAGTACACCCTCACCGAGGGTGACGCTGCCTCGATCAATCGCTACAAGTCCGAGCACGGGCTGAGTGCGAATCCGCATAGTCAGGGGGACGTGCTGCCGCTCCTTATCTGCAAGGTGTGGGCGGTTGACCCGACCGAGCAGACGGCGGTAAACGGTCAAGTGTTTGTGGATGGCGTTTTCTCGTATTGGGCTACAAGTCGCTGCCAGGGCGAAGGCGAAGGCCATTGGGTTAGTCCCGTCGCCGCAGCCGCCACCAACGTTGTGTCGATGAACGATATTCGTTGGGCTGGCAGTTACGCTCCGGGGCTTTAGAGGGTGAAGGCCACCTTCGCGGACCCCACGGACTGCTGTCTCTGCGGCTACCCCATACGATCCAAAGAATGCTTACACCCTTGGCGCAAAGCGTTCTCAGAGTGGCCGGACTACCTGCTCGCCGAGGTTCACAAGGCCGCCCCGAATACTTGGGAGGAGAAACAGCATGACTGACACCATTGAGTGGGACTACGACGGTTACGGTGAGGGGGTCGGCTGGCTTGACCCCGAAACACAGGCGGCACTCCTCGATGCAAAAACGGCCGAGGATGATCCTGTGAAACCCCGCAAGCGTGATCGTGTACGGCGGCTTGTCGTGCTTCGGGGTTCACACACGTCTGAGATTAGCGGGCCACCCATCATGGAAACACGATAGTGGCCTTCGGAAGCTGCATTGTCACACACACGTTCACCAATGCGGACACAAGTCCCGCCAGCGGAAATATTGAGTTCACCCTAACTCAGCGAATCACCAACGGGACACAAACGCTTGTGCCAGGGTCGATCACCGCGAACCTTGGCAGCAGCGGGCAACTCTCACAGGCTTTGACGCCGAACAACGATACTGCCACTAACCCTCAAACGTCACAGTGGCGCGTGGACTTTCGTGTGTTGGGCGCGAGTGAGGAAACGTTCTTTATCACGGTCCCGACGAATACCGCTACGGTTGACCTTGGGTCGCTTTTGCCGCAGAACCCCTTGGGGGGCTAGATGTCAACGCCGGACTACACGCCGAACTGGTCGAAGCTTCTAGTTGAAACTACGCCGGTCTGGAACAATTACCTCGATTTGCAGTTGGACGTAAAGCCCTACATGCAGATTCCGGCGCAAGACACTACACGCGATCTGGTTCTACAGGACTTGGTTGACACGGCCTGCTGGTGGGTGCAGGAGTATCTTGCGCGTCCGATTGCTCCTACTGAGTTCGCACGTCGGTTTGACGGTTATTCAGGGTATAGTGGAGCTTACATCGAGCTACCCTATTACCCTATTTTGAGCATAATCGAAGTGGTCGAGTGGTGGGGGAGCAACGGTCCCCAAGTGCTCACACAAATGATCCCGGAGAACCAGATTGGAGGCGGGCAAAATTATACTTTGGACGCTTTGCGTGGACGTTTGACACGTTCATTTTCTGCTTTGGTTGCCCGGCCATGGTTTCCTTCGTTGGCCGGAGTGGAAATTTGTTGGGTTGCTGGCTATAATCCGATCCCTCCGACGATTCGTTTCGCAACACGCGAGCTTATCAAATACTGGTGGACGAATACGCAGCAAGCGTCACGTACTGGTCCGCGCGGTTCTAGCGAGTACGGTGGGTCGATAACGCCCAACGAGGGCTTGTGGCCAAATGTGCCGAACAGGGTTAGCGAGCTTTTGCAACCATGGGTCCAAGTAGGTATCGCGTAGGTGAATCTGATACACTGACGGGATGCGAAACAAAACTAAAGTGCCCTCGCGCCGTTGTCGCGGCCGAGGGCGTGACCGGAACCCCAGGAGGTCCCGATATGACGGACGATAGCACAGATTCCTTTGTGGACCTATGGGACACGTTCACCGACCGCGAGAAGGCTATTTGGGTCGCCGCCCTATGGGAAGGCGAAGGGACCACTAGGGCTAGGTCTGAGTCGGGTGATACCAAGAGGTCGAACGGTGTCGAGGTTTCGATCAGCATGACGGACCGTGAGCCGCTTGATCGGGTTTGCGAATTTCTCGGCGGAAAGGTCAACGGTCCCTATACACCGCCTAGCCGTTTAGAGTACAAGCCCCTATGGGTTTGGGGCATTCGTAACTGGAATGGCGTCGAGCACTTTTACAATGTGGTTTGTCCCTACCTGTCGGCTGCCCGTCGCATAGAGCAATGGGCTGCTGTGATGGATCAGGCAATTCCCGTCGAGCGACGTGGGCGCGGCCTATACCAAAAGGTCACTACCGAGTGCCGTAAGGGTCACGAGTACACGCCCGAGAATACGATCATCACGGCGGACGGGCATCGTCATTGCCGTGCGTGTAGAGATGCGGCGCACGCAGCACGTTACGCAAAAGCGACGGAAGGTCTTGTAGTTCGGTCCTTGGGTGCTCACCGTAACTGGCACGAAAAGCGCGGGATCGTTCACCCTGCCTGTATTCATTGCGGGACTGCGCCGTGGGATGTTGAACCTCCCGCGCCGCATCCTTGGGGGAAGAAGAAGAATCCCGATCTTGTCACGGCAGAGAGCATGCACAAGCGGTGGCATGTGAACCGCGATCTTGTGCACCCTAATTGCATTTGGTGCGGAACGGCTGAGGGCGAGCCTTACAAGCAGCCACCTAGATCGGCCGAGACTCGCGCAAGGCTGGCCGAGGCACAGCGTAATACGCAGGGCTGGGGTAGCCATATTCGTTGGCATGTAAACCGTGGCATCGTCCACGAGAACTGTGTTCATTGCGGTACGGCGGAGTTGCCGGTTTAGGAGAGGGTTTGCCGATTACGACTGGCGGTGGCGCAAAGGTGGCATCCGAGCAGGCTCCGCCGCTGATCGTTAGCAGCTATGTCCCAGGCTCTACGCGCCCGTTTCGCAGTAATCGGTTCCCGGTGTGGCGTATTCCTTGTGTGGACGATTTGTCGTATTACAAGGGCTTACAGAGCGTGTGGGATGATCCGTTCGTTTTGGTGAATGTTGAGCACGATATCCTTGCCGACGACGATCTGATTCAGTCTCTCGTTGATTGTCCGTTCAAGATGTGTACTGTCGCCCACAGTTTGTTTTGGCCTTCGACGCATCGTCCTGAGCCTCAGTACGCTCAGCGTCATAATCCTCCTGCGAACTGTAGACGTGAGAACCTGTATCTTGGGGCGCCTATTACGGAGGGCGTCGAGTGGTGTGATTTCACTGCTATTGGGTGTTGCAAGATTCACCCGGAGGTTAGGGTGGGTGCGCTTGCTGAGTCGCATTGGGGCCATGTTGATATAAGCGTGACGGCTGCGTGTTCGGGCAGGTGGCATGTGCATTGGTTGGATGATGGCCGGGAGATTCACGATCACTACTAAAGGAGAGCGTGTGAGAAGTCTGCTGCGGTATCGTAGTTGGGCTGAGCCTGTTTCGTTTCGTTGGGCGGTTGTGATTAGCGCGTTGTGGCCGTTGCAGCGGTATACGCGGGTGACGATGCCTTATCATCGTGCTTGGGCTAGGGCGACAAGGGCCTAGCGCTTGCGCCTGATTGTTCCCTATGTGTCGGGCGGGTTGCGTGACGGTGTGTATAACGCGGCGTCACAGTCGGGGTATGCTGTCGAGCTTCACGACGTGTCGGGGTCGGACAGTAACTACTGGCATCTTTTGTCGGATTTGTGGCGACGGGGCGAATCGTTTCTGATCGTGGAGCAGGACATTCTTGTGAAGCGTGAGACGGTCGCGGGCTTCGACGAGTGCCGCAACGTGTACTGTTCGGCGCATTATCCTTACGTTGGGGGTATGTCTACGGGGTTGGGGTGTACGCGGTTCCGGCAGGAATTGTTGCGCGAGCATCCGGACGTGTTGACGCTTGTGGGCGAGATGGAGGACAACGCGCATTCGCCGCGCCACTGGTGCATCCTTGACGCGAACTTGCGCACGGTGCTCGGGGGGTTGGGTGTGTCGCATTGTGGTGCGCACGGGCAGGTCGAGCACTTGTCGGATCACCTGCCTGCTCATGCTCCTTGTCGCAGGCATTTTGAGAGAACGGAGAGCGTATGATCGACTGGCTGATTCTTGTGGGTGTGATTGTCCTTATGTCGGGGTGTGTGTGGCTTTCGTTGCGGGTGGTGGATGAGGCGATTGCACGGATGCCGTTGGGCGACCTTACGGACGACGAGGAATGACGGAAACGCCGACGATCAGTGTCGCGGATGTTCCCTCCCTCGTTGCTAGATGGCTAGAGATAGGCTATCCCAACGAAGCACCAACTCCGGCAGACGCTTGGCATAGTGCGTTGCTCGGGCGTTTGTTGGCGGGGAAAGACCCGCTCCCTGAGCCACCGCCGCTCGCGTTTTCGTATCCGTGGTATGGGCTGATTGAGAATGGCCGCGCTGAGGGGTACTTCGACCTTCACGTTTACCCCGAGGGTGTGCCGATTTACAGCGACAATAATAAGCCGAGCGTGATGATCTGTCAGTCGCGTTGGGTGATTGAGCAGGCCCTTAGCCATGGCGAATATATTGTTGTGTACGAGCATACGGGTTTGCGGTGTCGTTTGTCGGCCAACGGCAAAGACGGCGTGTTGGTGGTTCTGTGAAGGAATGGCCGTCTGTCGATGTGATGCTGGTCAGCTATCAGTTAGGGGAGTTCCTTGGCCGCGCGATTCGTTCTGTTGAGGAGCAGGATTACCCTGACTGGCATCTGACTATTCTCGATGATGGTAGTACGGACCCCGAGTCACAGATTGTACTAGCGGAGGCTGAGCTTGCGGGTCATTCGGTGTACAGGTTTTGGCCGTCGTGGGAGGAACGCGAGCAGACTGTCCGTTACGCGGCGAACATCAATTTCGGTGTAAGTCAGACTTCGGGCGACGTGATCGCGTACCTGAGTGCGGACGATTTCTGGTTGCCGGAGCGGTTGTGGCGGATGATGCGGAAGATCCGTGAGGGGCATCATTGCGTGTACGGGCCGCAACGTCTTTTGAACGAGCGGGGGACGGAGCTTGCGGTTCGCCCGACGATTGGCCCGTTGGATGACGCGTGTTTCAAGGTGGACTTGAATTCGGTGATTCATACGCGCGAGTCGTTTGTGCGTGCGGGGGGGTGGCCTACGGGTCCGGAGGATTGGTTGCACGCGGACGGGATGATGTGGCGGCGACTTCACGCGGCCGGCTATACCCTGATGCCGGTGGATGGCGACGAGCCGACAGACAGCAAAGTTTTTAGGGGCGATTCGGTGACGCACAATGTCCTTGCGGGGCGTAAGCCGTGGGATGATGGGTGCGGCGAGGTTGTGGAGGATCCCCCGCCGTGGCTGGTTACGCATGGGGCTTGACACCGAGGGGTAGCGGCTGCTATTCTCGCTCGCGGAAGAGGTGCCGGTGTCAAGCCCGGCCGACGTGTACGCGACGCGCCGTGGTGTAAGCAGCACACTTCACAAAGCTTTTCCAGTGAGAACGGAGAACAAGTGAAACAGTCGTGGCAGATAAGGGACGCGGGTGATGTGCGCGTGTCCTTGGTGGACGATGGCGAAGGCAAGCACAGTTTTTCGTTTTTCGACGGTGACGGTGACTATCTAGTTGGGATCGCAGGTGTTACCGACATTGACTTTGGATACGGGTCGCACCGTATTGGTCTGAGCCGTTTGCGGGATGTTGCTTGGGCACTTGCGCATGCTGAAAAGCGTGAGGGTGCTGCGTGACTTTCCCTATCCTCGGCCTCGCGTCGGTCTGCGTGTTGAGTTTCAACCGTCCGGAGTTTCTCGCGCAAGCCATCGAGCACGCGAGAGATCAGGCTGGATACCCTTGCGAGATCGTGGCACACGATGACGGGTCGAAAGACCCCGACGTTTACCCTTTGTTGCTTGACCTGTTGAATAACGCCCGTATTTCACGGCTGGTGCTTCAACCTCCGGGTCACAATCAGGGGGTTGGGGAGTCGATTCGCGCGGCGTTCGGTGTCGCGTCCGGTGAGATACTTGTGAAGTACGATCAGGATTTGATCGCGCGTCCGGGCTGGTTGGCGAAAGCGGTCGCTATCCTTGATGCTCCTGCCGTGTTCTCACCCGTTACGGGAACAGCGAGGGTAGGCTGCGTCGGGCTTTTTAGGTACGACCATGATCCGGTTGACCATCGCAAGATGTTCCTGCATCAGCACGACGGCTATCAGGAGGTCGAGGATTTCGTCGGCTCGGCGTTCGCTATCAAGCGGAGCGTGTATGAGGAGTGCGGGCCGATCACGACTCACTCGGACGGCTTTGGCGAGGATAAGACGTTGAAAGAGGCTGTTCAGGCGAAGGGGTATATTCTCGCGTTGCCTGACGAGGATGTTGTGTCGAATGTGGGTTGGGGTGTTGGCCCTTCGACGGTGAATGAGGCGTTTGAGGATGATGGGTCGGTGCGGGTAGCGAAAATCCACCACGGCCCTGTACAGTTCCACGCCGCATGAGCGAGCCTACGTCACGAACCGGCGCGTCGATCATTGAGTGGTTTGAAGGTCGCCAGTGGTGGGGCGAAGCGGACACGGTGCGGGAGATCGTGGCCGAGCGCGATGCGCTGATGGCTGCGGCGACCGAAGCTGACAAGTTGCTAGTCGGGCTGCGCGGCTGGGACGTGATGCAGGTATCCGTTTCGACTGGCGGTGATGGCAGGTATTGGCTGCGCGAGATTGATCGTGTTCGCACGCTGCTCGCCGGGGGGCCGAGTGCCTGACGGCTTCACTCTCGGTGTCGTGTGCCCTGTCGGTCCCGACCGCGACATACTGCCGCTGATCGAGTCGCTTGGTTCGCAATCTCTCAAACCGAGATATATCGTCCTAGTGTACGACGGCTGCGATGCTACGGATGTGCTTGGGAACGCTGTCCCGGTCCGTCATGTCTTGTCACGGAAGCATTATCCGGGTTCGGAGCAGCCGCGTAACCTGGGGGTGAGGCATCTTCGCGCGGTCGCACCGGATTGCACGCACGTCCTGTTCGCAGACTCGGACGTGGTGTTCGCGCCGGACGCTTTAGAGGCGTATGAGAGCGCGTGTAAGCCCTCCTCAGACCGTGTGATGCTCGGTCCATACGAATGGCTTGCGGAGGGTGTGGAGGGTTTACAGCCTGCGACGAGGAATGACCCGCGATGGCCTGCTTTCGATGCTTTTGACGGTCAAGTCCTGTTCAACGATTTGGGGTCGGCGGTTGGCTCGTTTTCGGGTAACGTTGTGTGGCCGGTCCCACTGTTTCAACGGTTGGGCGGGTTTGACGCACGGTTGTTTCATGGCCGGTGTGAGGACGGCGAACTCGGGATGCGTGCCGTTGAGTCCGGGGTTGGCGTAATGTTCGTGGCGGGTGCTCGCGGGTACCATCAGGCGCACCCTGTGGATCTGCCTATGATTCTTGAACGGAATCGGCGGGATGTTCCGCTACTGGCGGAGTGGCATCCTTGGGTTCTCGATGCTCTGCGTTTGAGCGACGAGGATGGCAGGCGGTTCGATTGGGTGTGTCCGCATGGTCGGGCGTGCCATCTTTTCGGGATATGGAACGGGTGCGACTGCGAGGAGAACGCATGAGCGCTATGGACGAGTACGACGCAGAAATCAAGTCGTGGCAGCGACAGATAGAGACGGTCACCCTTCCGTCCTTTGATGACGAGGAACTACGGGCACTCGTTGGTGGTTGGCAGTCGTGGTGCAACGAGTACGGCTTGAGCGGTGATGTGGAGCGACGTATTGCTCGCAAGCTTGCCGTGTTGCCTGACCTTCCCGCGTATTGGGATTGGCTGCGTGACATGAGAAGCGAGACACGGCTACCCGAGTAGCGTCAAGGCTTCGGGCGGGTAGGAGTGGGTTCGCTTCCCGTCGCCACACAGTCGAGTCTCCGCGTTGTCCCACTGGACGATGTAGGTAGTCTCAACGCCGACAATGGTACCCTTCATCGGGAGGGTTCGCTCGTCCTGCGCGAGCATATCTAGGTGCGTGACGCGATCCCCGACGTTCACGACGCGCTCCGAATGAGATTGTTGCCGCCGCGCTTGCCGATGATCTGCGGGTGGTAGGTGCCCTTGATGGCGAGGACTTGAACGTCCCACTTGCCATCCTCGCGGCTATCGACGCTCACTACCGTCGCGGGGAACCAAGCCTTCGGGAACCCTGGAGTCTTGAAGTCGTGCGCTGAAACCTCGACCGCTTGGCCTGCTGTGTATGGGGCGCTTGTTGTCATAGGACAAAGATAGCGCGTTAGCGTGTCCGTGTCAAGCCTGGAGAACATAAAGATTTGACGGCAAATACGCCTACCGTTTCCGTCCTTACTGCCTCGGTGCCCGGCCGCGAATCCTCTATTCCTCTCGCCGCTCGTAGTGTCGGCATACAGTCTCACCCTATCGACCAGCACATCATCGTCACACGCAACCCGGAAGGGCCAGCGCCGGTACATCAGGCCACAAGCCTGAACCAAGCGTTACAGGCGGTCGAGTCAGAGTGGGTTGCGGTCCTTGACGACGACAACTGGTGGCTACCGGACCATATCGCGGTGCTAATGGACGCAAGCCCTGGGGCGGATGTGGTGTACTCGTACGACCGTGACCGTGTGATCCCGAGGGCGAACTGCAACGAGTGGGACACGGACAAGATACGGTCCTATCTCGATGCCGAGAACTTCATCGACGGTGGCGCGGCCATTGTCCGAACGTCGGCGTTGAGGGATACGGGCGGTTTTCCCGTTGAGTGGGAGGGCGGCCTGTTGTGCGACGGCGGGCATTATGTGGGTTCGCCCGCGAACTTTGCGGACTGGGAACTGTGGCGCCGACTGGCAGCGAACGAGAGCGTGTTTCGTTGTGTGCCCGCTGTGACGTGGGTTTACACAACGGATGTGGCGGACCGGATGCAGGACGAGATAGCGGAGACTGAGTGACCCCTTCGACGTGCTGCCTAATCTCAACGTACAATCGCAGTCCGCTTCTCTCTCGTAGCCTGAGACGTATCGCAGAACTAAGCCGCCCCGACGAGGTGTTGGTGGTGGATGACGGAGGGTCGGACGGGTGTGAGGGTGTGTGCGAAGCGGTGAGGGCCGACACGGGCCTCAACGTTCGCTACCTGTACCATCACAATCCTGTGGACTCTATGGGCGCGTGGGCGCGCAACGTGGGCCTCCGCAACACGGATTGCGAGCTTGTGATATCGAGCGAACCCGAGATGTACTGGCAGACGGACATTCTCACACAGTTCCTAGAGGTTCATGCCGAACGCCCCGACGATATGCTCAACGTCGGCACGGTTCACCATGAGCACCCGGACTGGAATCCGCCGCAAGTCACTACCACGGAGAACTGGCAGGCAACCTGGGTGTGTATGTATGGTCGCCAGTGGATGATTGACATTGGTGGGTATGACGAGCACTTCCCCTCAAAATGGGGCTTTGATGATGTCGATATGGGCACGCGACTGATGGCATCCGGTCACGGTCAGTACAATCTTCCGCACGCTGAGGTTTTACATCAATGGCATCCGCATAGGGGTGTTGATCTTGGCCCGAATGAGCGTTACTTTTTGGCGAAAATGGACGCCGACCGTTGCATGGCGGTTGTGGCAAACCAAGGAGCCGAGTGGGGAGTACTGATACCGCGCCCGTGACTGACCTTGGAGAACAGTACCGCCAGCTAGAGCACCTTGACAATCCGGGGCCTACCCCTGGACAGCCGCGCGTCCCGCTTATCAGCGAGATACAACCGAACCTTTGGATGGGCGGCGTAGTTGAGGGTGCCCATCTCCCCGATGATTTTCGTTACGTTGTTTCACTAACGCGACAGTGTTACGATCTTGGCCCGAACACTACACGGTATGAAGCGCCGTTTGTGGACGGTGTGGACATACCGGACGACGTGGAGGCCCTTGCGGAACTCGTGAACCGTTGGCGGTCGGAGGGTAAGACGCTGGTTCACTGTGAGGGTGGACGCAACCGCTCGGGGTTGATCCTAGCGTTGGCGCTTATGCGCGACGGGTACACGTTCGATGATGCGGTGGAACTACTACGTGCGAAGCGTTCGCGTGAGGTTTTGTTCAACGGTCATTTCTGCGACTGGCTTAGGGCGCACGCATGAGTCGCCCGCGTATTCTCATCGCAATCCCGTCACTCACTTCACGTGCTCCATACCTCGTGAACGCCATCCGTGGCTTTGCGGAGCGGACGCCTAAGAGCGTCGAGTGGAAGATCGAAGTGGTGTACGACGCCGACGGCGCGGGGGCCGGATGGAACCTTGCCGCTGAGCGCGGGCTTGCCCACTTCGATGCGCAGTACATTCACTTTTCCAACGATGACATTGTGCCTGCGACGGGTTGGGTCGAGCCGCTGATTGAGGCGTGCGATGCGGGTTGTGTGCCTTGTGTGCGTATCGAACCTGCGGGCGGCCATATTCGGGATCAGCAGATTTTCCAGACGCATCCTCCGATGCCACCGGATTACTACCCCGTGCCGCGCGATCCGATGTCTTACTTTTACTCCGACATTCCCGAACGGCAGCCCCAAACGGATTGGGAGGAGATAGTGTCGGGGAATCTCCCTACCTGTAGCCGTGAGGCGTGGGAGAAAATCGGGGTTTTTCCTCCTCTGCATTATTTCACGGATCATTTTTTCTACCATCGTGCGCGCCAATTGGGGTACAAGGTGGTTGCTCGGCTCGATAGTGTGTTTTTCAACTTCAACAGCCCATGCGGACGCCATCGCACGATTGACGGCGTGGACTGGAATGAACAAACGGCACTTGATTACGAAGGGGTGTTCGCGCTGCCTAAATATCTCTCGGGCGAACTCAAGCCGACGGAGATTGATCCCCTTCGCTGCACCGAGGAAGGGCGCGTGATGGCCGCCGAGTGGCGTCAGAGGACGTTCGGATGAGCGACGTTGACGCGATTGCTCGTGAGGCGGCGATTGGCGCGAACCAGCACGAATCCGAGTTGCGGTTTATGTGCAACCTCGTGGCGGAACGTAAGCCTAAGCGCATCCTTGAAATCGGGGTGGAGTCCGGGTGGTCCCTGTGGGCTTGGTTGCAGGTGGCGGCGGATGACGCGCAGGCGATGGGTGTGGACGCCGAGTGGCATAGTTCCATGTTCTCCGACCTGATGGCTCGCGCGCCGTGGCCCGCCCGTGAACATCAGACGTTGCGGTTGTTCAAGGGTGACTCACGGGCGGCGGACACTGTGCGGGCGGTACACGACTGGGCGACAACGCCGGTGGACTGGCTGTTCATCGACGCCGACCATTCGTATGAGGCGGCGATGGCGGACTTTGCTAACTACTCACCGCTCGTTGCAAAGGGTGGGCTGGTCGGGATGCACGACGTGGCGAATCAGGCTAGCGAGGCGTGGGCCGAACTCAAGAAGTCCCACCGGACTGACGAGTTTGTGGACCCCGACAACGGCGGCATGGGAATGGGCGTAATACTGCTGTGAGTGTGAGTATGATCGTGGCGACGTACAACCGGACGCCGCTGCTTTGGAACTCGCTCACCGCCCTTGTCGATAAGACGTGGCCGGACGAACTGATCGTCGTGGATGATGGTTCGGACGATGGCTGTGAGGACTGTTGCTCGACGTTCGCATCCTTTGGCCTTCCGATTCAATACATATACAACCACCGGCCCTATTTCGCTACGCCGTGCCAGCCACGTAATGCTGCGGCACGAATGGCGTCGAGCACGGACCTACTTATGGTCGAGCCGGAAGTTTTGTTCCTAACGGATATTGTGGCACAGTTGAAAGCGGCGCGCGAGTCCTACTCGGAGGATATTCTCTACGGTTGGACATATCACGCTAACAATGAGGGTAGCGGGGTCGAGGACGCCGAACGGATGGGGACGTTCCCCTATTACACTCTTTATCGTCGCAGTTGGCTTTTCGATGTGCAAGGGTACGATGAGGGTTTTGAGAATCCGTGGGGCCACGACGACTTCGATTTGAACGGGCGCCTTGCGAAGATCGGCCACGACTACCGTCGCATTGATGGGTGTGAAGCGCTACATCAGTGGCATACCAGCAGGATCGAGCCGTGTGTGGAGAATGAGGCGCGGTGTAGGGCGAAGGTGTATCCGCGCGACACGATTGCGAACCGAGAGTTGGGAGAACATGGATGGGGCGTAGTAATTCCGCGACCGTAGATCGTGCGCGCGAAGCGATGGGGCACCTAGACGACCTGAGCGCGTCAAGCGGGGCTACCGAACCGCACTTGGCTTACACGGATCAACTCGCGGCGGAAGCACAAAGTTGGGTCGCCCCGGATTCCGGCCTAGACGACAAACTTTTGAGGGAGAGAATCCGTCACCCGTCGCTGATAAAGTCGCTGCTACTCGACCGGCTACCTACTCACCGTTTCGACGTTCTAGAGGTTGGCGGCGGCCCGTTGCCTCTTAGTGATCTTTTGCCGTTCAGGTCGCGCATCGTGGTTGATCCTTGCACGCCGTCTTATCGTGAGATTGCGCCGTGCCCCGATCATTGGGAGGCGACGATAGAGGAATGGCCGGATGTGTGCGGTGACTGTCATTCGTTTGACCTTGTGATCGCCACGAACTCGCTGGATCATGTTCGGAACGCTAAGGCTGCGCTTGCCGCGATGGATTGGACGTTGCGCAAGGGTGGCTACATGGCGATTGCGTGCAACGAATCCAACGCACATCACCATCCGCATCCGAGCCATGCCATAAACCTGACGGTGGGGGATATTCACCGTGCGTTCGATGCGAAGTATGAAACGGTCTGGCAGTTGGATTACGAGCATGACCGTTTTGTGTATGGTTGGCGTAGGGTGAATGGTCGTGCTGGCCAGCCCGCGTTTTGTTGGCTCGGACGTAAAGCGTACGACGCATGATCGCCCTCGTCACTGGCGCCGGAGGTTTGATCGGCACGGAGGCGTGCGAGCAGTTCGTCCAGGCGGGCTACGATGTAGTCGGCATCGACTGTGACCTTCGCAGCTACTTTTTCGGCCCCGAGGCTTCGACGCAGCACAACATCACCCGCTTGTCTCGTTCGCTCGGTGATTCGTTTCAGCACGTGTCGATGGACATTCGGGACACCGACGCGATAGACGGACTGTTCCACATTACGAAACCGGATGTGGTGATTCACACTGCCGCACAGCCGTCGCATGATTGGGCTGCTCGGGAGCCGCTAACGGATTTCGACGTGAACGCTCGCGCGACGTTGGGGCTTTTGCAGGCGACTAGGGTGCATTGCCCCGATAGTCCGTTCGTTTTGTGCTCGACCAGTAAAGTCTACGGCGCGCGGCCAAACACGCTCCCGCTAAGGTGCCACGAGAAGCGTTACGACCTTCCCAAGACGCACCGCTACTATTCAGGGATAGACACGAGTATGTCGGTTGACCTTACGACGCACTCTCTGTTCGGTGTCTCAAAACTTGCGGGCGATCTTGCGTGCCAAGAATACGGGCGCTACTTCGATATTCCGACAGTCTGTTTTCGCCCCGGTTGCTTGACGGGCGGCAATCACTCGGGGGCGAAGCTCCACGGTTTTCTCTCATTTCTCGTGAAGTGCTGTATCACCGGAGAACCTTACACGATCATCGGCTATCGCGGGTTCCAAGTGCGGTGCAACATTCACTCTAGCGACCTTGTGCGCGCGTTCCTTGCGTTCGTTGATAGGCCGTCTGCGGGCGCTGTGTACAACATTGGCGGCGGGCGCGAGAACTCGATCAGCGTTCTTGAGGCTATCGACCTCGCGGAAGCGGTGACGGGCAAACGACTCACGTATGACTTCGATGACACACCGCGCATAGGGGACCACAAACACTGGATTTCCTCCAACGCTGCGTTCCAAACGGATTATCCTTCTTGGTCGCAGTCGTGGACCCTTGAGGGGATGGTGCGTGATATCGCGGACCAGAACGCCGAACGGTGGACGGCGTGAATGTCGGCGTCGTCATCACAGCACCGGTTGGCCGCGAGCAGAACCTCTCGCACGTTCTAAGCGCGTTAGCGGCCCAGACGGTCCAGCCCTTAGCGGTTGTATTGGTTTTCGACGGCTGCCCCGCATACGCGCTCCCAGAGCCTCACACACCCACGTTCCCGGTGGAGATACCGAAGCACCAACCGGGCAGCGAGCAGCCGCGCAACGTGGGGGTCCGTGAACTCCAACGAGTCGCGCCCGAATGCACGCACGTCGCCTTCGTGGATTCGGACGTGCAACTCGCACCGAACGCACTCCAAGCCTACACGGACGCTTACGCGGCGAATCCTGAGCCACGAGTGCTTGTGGGACCGTACGACTGGCTACCAGCGGGTGTGGTGGGGATACACCCTGACGGCCCGTTCTTTCAACTTGACGACCGCAGGGGTTCTAACGGTTTCGCGGACTTCGACCCCGACCACATCATCCGGGGCGACCTTACCTCACTCGACGTAAACGACCCCGAAACACCTGGCACAGTGTCGTTCCTTATGGGTGCGGGGGGCGCACAGTACGGCGGGAACCTTGTTTGGCCTATCGACCTGTTCACGGGTATCGGCGGCTTTCACCCCTCGATGTTTCACGGTCGGTGCGAGGATGGGGAGCTTGGGTTCCGGGCGGTCGCGCACGGGATCGGTGTGTCGTTCGTCCGTGAGGCGCGCGGGTTTCACCTTCACCACAGTCGCAATATGGAGTGGATACTGCGGGCCAACTCAATCGACGTGCCGCTGTTCAAGACGTGGCATCCGTGGCTTGACGACTACCGCGCCATCGAAACACTGCGGGACGGCGTGCGGTTCACCTTCCCTTGCCCTCGCTGCCATGAACCTGTGGACACACGCGAATACTGGACACATTACAACGGTTGCAATCACTGATTGGAGAACGCATGGCTGATGAAGCAACCGAATATCCGCCGCTCACCCCGGAAGAAATCCGGTGCATTGACGCTGAGGCATCCGAGCATGAGGCGCTGGCCGAGAAGGCTAAGGCTGAAACGCGGCTGCAAAACGCGATGGCCGATGTAGCCGAGATTGAACTAAGGGCACGCTTGTTCTCGGAGAAACTTGAACTAGCCCAGAACTTTCACTACAAGACCTACATCTTTTCGTCGGACGTGAACGAGAAGAGCGTGCGGGACTGTATGGTGCAGTTGACGACTTGGAGCCGTGTCGATCCGGGCTGCGATATGGAGATCGTGTTCAATTCTCCGGGCGGCTCGATCATCGACGGGATGCACCTTTTCGACCATATTTGCGCGCTAAGGCGTACGGGCCACAAGGTTACTACTGTCGCTTACGGGTGGGCAGCTTCGATGGCCGGGATTCTTTTGCAGAGCGGTGACGTGCGTGTGATCGGTGCCGAGTCGTACCTGATGATCCATGAGGCGAAGTCGTGGAATATCGGTTCGGTGTCGCAGCAGAAGGATCACCTTGACTTCTTGGATAAGGCAACGACACGGATAGTAAAGATATTCAGTTCAAGGTCAAACGGCAAAACAAGTGAGGCGAAGGTGCGCGCGTTGATGACCCGCAAGGATTCTTACCTCACGTCGGATGAGTGTTTGCGGTATGGCTTTGTGGACGAGGTGAGATAGTGCGGATCGTGACAGAGAAGTTTCAGGACGGACTTTTGATCGAACGGATCACAGCGGATTTCACTCCGACCGATCCTCCCTCGATGCCTACCGCTGACGCGCTTGTGGCTGAGCCGAACGTGATTAGGGGTCCGTGGGGCGATCTTGACACGTTGAAAGATCGTTTGCCGTAAAAAGTTTGGTGTGTTTGGTGGTTCTAAGCGAACCACACTTAGAACCTCGGGAGGGGTCTGATGGCTGAAGGCAACGTTGGAATGACGGG